TAATATTCATGCCGCTGTTCCCGCCCTGCATTGCTACCGGAATGCGGCGTCCATCGGGGAGCGGGACATACGCTTCTGGCGTGCGGCCCTCGCCGAACATCGCGAGTTGCGGCGAATTGGCGATGCCGCCCATCGCGTAGCGGTTCAGCGGTACGGCGCCGGCACTGGTCATGATGCCGCCGTTGGCGAACCCGGAAATTAGCTCGTCAAACGCGCCGTAGTCATATGACGATCCACCGCTTGAGCCAAATGCGCCGAACAGCTTGCCGATCCAGCCGCCCATCTGCCCGCTTTTGTCGAGGTCGCCAAAAAGCAACTTTCCGAGCTGCGCCGCTGCTGCCTGTGCAATCATCTTTTGAACTGCCTTTCCGAATCCCTCGGCAATCGACTGCATGCCGTCCGCTGTTGGGTTGATAAAAAAGTCCGCCATGACATCCTGCATATTCTTGGCGGCCTGCTTCATGAACTCACCCAATTCGTCCGTTTTTTCCTTGATTCCGGAAATGGCTTCGTCATATTGCTTTTGATCTATCTTCCCGCTGGATAGAGCGCGATCAAGAATGGCCACGTCGGCCTCAGTTTTCTTCACCTTCGCGGTTTCGGTATTGTTCAGAAGGCGGGCAAGCGTGTTGGCTTCGAGTGCGTCTGTCAGCTTGTTGCGCCGATCCAGTTCTTCTTCAAGGAACCTGGTTTGCTCCTCCATTCCCTCGTTCTGGGAGGTGATGGCTATGGCATCTTCAAGCCGTGCAACAACCTCGCTGCTGATTGCCGACTCGGATAACCCGTATGACTTCGCAGAGGCTTCGAGCGCTGCGGTCTGGTCAATCATGGACTGGCGCTGGCGGGCGTTGGTTTGCTCCAATTGCTCGACGCCGCGCCGGTATTCTTCCTGGGCCTTGAGCGTCTTTTCCTGCGTGGCCAACTGATCGAATCCGGCAATAATGGCGGCCTTCTGCGCTGCGGTAGCTTTTAGCGTACCAAACTCAAGTTGCAGCTTGACCTTTGCCGCTTCCTTCTCGACGGTGGTCATCTTGTCGACGCTTTGCACGTCCTGCTCGTTAATCGCGATGCGCTCCCGCATCGTGGCCAAAAGGCGCTCGGCTTCGTCTATTTTTGCGCCGCCGCCTCCGCCTGTTCTTGTGGGCTTATCTGGCTTCGTCGCCGAACTGTCAAACGAGTCAAGCGACAGCTTGCGAGCAAACTTCCTGTCGTTCGCGTCCATGTTGGACGCCGGGTCGCCGGCCTGCTCAAGCGTTTGCGTAATCTGCCGAGCTTGAAGATATTTCTTTGTCTGGATAGCGCGCTGTAGCGCCGCCTCGCCGCCGAGCGTTTTGAAGTCTTCAGCGGCCGCCCCTGTTCCTTTTTGCAGCTTTTGCAGTCGTTCGACTTCGGTGCTTACCTTTCCGATCTGCTCTGACAAGTTTCCCCATGGCAGCGTTGCCTGGATTTTCAGCGCATTGAAAAACCCGCCAGCAGAAGAGATGTCAGTTAACAGCGCAGATGTGAACCTTTCAAGGACTGGCAGCACTTCAAGCGCAACAGTCTTGCCGAATGCGCCCATCTGGCCGGATAGCTTTGCTAGATTTTTTTCGTAGACCTCCGCCTGAGCAGCCTGTTCGGCGGTGACTTTTCCAACAAGCTCGCTTTTCTCGGCCAGGTCTTTCAGGAACGGCAGGGCCTGCGCGCCACTCTTGCCAAGAATGGCCATTGCCACGGCTGACTTGCCGCCGCCATCTGAAAACTTGTCCAGAGCCTTGGCAATGTCGAGCATTGCTTGCGCTGGGTCTTTTTGTCGCAGGTCTTCGACCGACAAGCCTATTGCTGCAATAGCTTTAGCTGCGCCCTTGGCCTCGTCGTCAGATCCGTGCAGCGCCTTATTGAGCTTGATGACCGACGTTTCGACCATGCCCAAATCATGCCCGCCGATCCTGGCCACTCCGGAAAGCGCGGAAAGGTTTTCAACACTCGCGCCGGTGCGCTCGGCCATGTCGTCAAGGGCCGCCGCAAACTTTATCGTGCTGGAGATTGTCTCGGCGAATTTGGCGATACTGAAAGCCGCGCCAAGCCCACCCAGGACTGGAATCAGCGTGGTGGCGGCTCTTTGCACGCCACCAAGACCGCCCGTCAAAGAATTGGCATGAGCCGCCAATCCCCTCATGCCGTTTTCTGCGGACGTGAATGCGGCTTTTGTCTCGTCCTTCGCGGTGATTACTATCTGTGTTTTGTTGTCAGCCATTTAGCTCACCGTTGCGGCCCAATACAGCGCGTCTACTTCCTTTGTTTCGGGTGGCGGACTCGGGATGCTTTCCCAAGGCTGCCATTTCCAAATTGCAAACCACTCGCCGAACTCTGCGGCGGTCATTGTCGATTCCAGTTCTCCAACCGTCTTCCCGAGCCTGGCGGCCAGCAGGAACAAAAAGCGGCGCTCGGGAGCCGCCCTCAGTTTTTTTCGACAACCTCCGCATCGAGTCCGGATAGCCTGCTCGCAACATTGAACAGCGCCAGCGCTTCGGTGAAGTTGACGCCGCCGAATGCGTCCCACTCGGACTCGTTGAGCAGTTGCAGTCCGTCATCGCCGACTACGCTAGCCGCAAGCAATTTGGCCAGATGCGCGTAACTCTTGCCATCCTCCCGGATGCTTGAAAAGATAGCGAGCCGGTCGGACAGCTTGAGGCCGCGCACCACGACATCTCCGCCGAGCGCGTCCACTGCCACCGTCTCCGACGGCAGCACGGGCAGCGTGAGGCTGTTGCGATTGAGTGCCATCAGGACGAATAAGCCTTCGGGCCACCCAGCGCAGTGAACACAACCGCCGTCTTTATGAGGTCTTGCGCCGATCCGGTCGGGCTGAGAGAGCAACCGACATAGCCGTTGAAGACGAACTTCTGCGAATTCGCGAAGGCGAACAGCACGGCCCGCTGTGCGGCGGAATCGGATGCGGATTTCAGCGCAATCAAGCCAGCGTCTGCCGGGTCCCAAATTGACTCGAAGCTGTAGGTCGACGGATTCGGCAAACCGGGAACTTGAGTTTTTACCGCATCATGGATAGTCGTGGTGTCGATGAATGCGAAGTCGCCTCCGGATGCGTTGACCGTGGTCAGGGTAGCCAGAGTCGTTCCAAACGTAAGTTTCTGCGAAGTTCCAGAAACGAAGGCGCCATAGTTGGTGGTGTCCTCGGCTTCAAGCGTAAAAGTCGAACCGGAGGCCGCAGAGATGCGGAACACGCGGTAGTTGATTTGATACATGCCCGAAACAGTCATCAGCACATAATCGCCAGTGCTGTAACCGTGGGCCGATCCCGTAGTGACAACGCCAGGACTGGCATTGGTGATTGCGGAAATGTTGACGGTAGCCGCAATTGCGGACTGAACAGAAACCGCCACGTTGCTCCATTTGGTGATAATTGCCATGATTATTTCTCCTTTAGATGGCGGTTGCCGGGTTCGATGCGGCGGTAAAATAATTCACGAGATAATTGACGGTCAGGATGCCGACAGGCTTTTCAAGCCCATCATCGAGGTCAACCGTTATCGACTGCGGAAGCGGTCGCGACTTGATGAGGTTGCCGAATGTGGCATCACCATTGCCCATTGCTGTCTCGACTTCGGCAAGCATCGTGTCGAGGGTGCTATCGAGGTTTGATACAGCCTTGCCGCAGCATTCAACTTTCAGGGTCGCGCTCCGGTCAAGGAAGACATCAGCGGCCATACTCTCGGTGCTGACATCTTCATCGTCTAGATAAACCCGCAGGCATGGAAGATTGGAATCCATCAGCGGGTGAACACGCGACGGGTAGACGCGCGCCCCGGTAGTCGTCATACCAGTGAGACGGGTGGCTATTGCGGTGCGGATTGATGTGCGGACGTGGGCCATTAGCTTGCCTTGTCCAGAATCAATTCAGTTAGCCCGGTGCCATCAGGTTTCACTTCGGTTACGGTATAGCCAACGGATTCGATGGTTACCGCCTGGCCGAACGTGATGCCAGGCACATCGGACGCCTTGCACAGAAATTTAGGCGCGCTGCCTAGGATGCCGAATTCGGCAACTGGTGCGGAATCGAAAACGCCCATGACAGAGGCCGCGCCAATTGTGGCAGTGGTGCCGAAATCAAGGAAAAAAGCGCGTTCTATGCCTATCGTCATGCGGCGGCCTTCTCGGCGATCCCCAGTGCCTTGCGCACCAGGTCGGCGACGTATTCCGCACTGTATGACGCCATGCATGCCGATGCGCGAGTGTTCAAATCCTTCGAGCACATGGCCATGCCCGAGTTGTGAATCCTGTGGCACGGGTAGCAAGGCACCGGAGCCTGTAGCGCCGCTGTATTGCTCCAGTCTCGCGTCAGGTTTTCGTGCGAACTGTGCGACAGCATGACCACTTTTGGCATGTCTTCCATCGCCACCGCGTTTGCGAAAACGCTTTCGGTAGCGACAACGGCATCGGCGAGAAGCGCCAGCGCCAGGGACAGGCGCAGCGGGAACTCCATGCCTGCAACAATTCCGTATTCTTCGCCATGCCGTTCAACGAGGTCGAGGTCAGGCAGGTGCTTGAGGTCGCCGACCATGACGGTATAGACGCCTTCGTCCGCCAGGATTTCCATGAAGCGCTGCGCGTGCGGCCATGCCTTGAATGGCCCAGATCCAGTCGGTGAGAGCAGCACCATCGGCCCTTTAAGCCTGTCGCGGAATTCCTGCGCCCACTTCATTTCGTTGACTGTAGCATAGAACTTTTGGCGGTTTTCTGATCCCTCAGGCAACTCGGCATAGTCGTGCACCATGTCGAGATAATTGGCATTCATCAGCTTGTGACGAACCTTTGCCGGCAAGTAAAACTCTGTGCTGGACTGGTGCGGAAGCAGGCGAGTCTCGACGCTGCCAATCAGGTTCACCCACTTGTCGAACTTCGGCGCCTCATTAGCCCAATATTCGATCAGTTCGTCGTCGGACAGGATGCCCTGCGGCATCGTGACGATACGCGCGATGTGCGGGTCATGACGCAGCATTTTCTCGCCGTTGGCGGCGACGTAGGCAGTTACTTCGTAGCCATCGCCATGGAGATGCGCGGCAACGGATGCGGCCCATAGGGCATCACCATTGCCGCCAACGCGGACGATGGCCGCGCGGCGTTCTGCGCGAGCTGCGCCCCACGGTTCGGACTGCCCGGCGCCTTGCGCAGACTTGCGCAACACCAGCAAAAAAGAATACTCGTTGCCCTCGTCGCGCGTCTGGTTTTCGACCAGTGACCAGTCGGGGAAGGCAAGGCGGAAAAAG